TTAAAATAGAATGTACGAAGATATATAGGCATGTTATATACCTCTGAAAAAGAGAACATACCTTGTGAGTTGAAACTTATTTGGAAAAGTTGTTCGTGTAATTCTTTTTTATATGTTAGCGGCAGGCCAAAGAAATGTAACGGTCATCGGGACCGTAAACTCCTTTTCTTCTCCATCCACATCTGTATATGTTGATGTCATATCTACATCAGGCATAATATCAGAAACATAAGTTCTAAAAGCGATTGAATCTCTTGATAAGAACTCATTGTCCACGAAACTATTTATACTAGCTCTTTTAGTATCACCATCTATTGAAATGATTTGGTGTTTTAGTCTTGTAGTTAGTTCATATCCAATACCATCTATTTTCTGATAACCTTTGACTTCTTCTTCAATAGCCTTCTCATCACCTGATGTAAGTAATTTAAAAGTTAATTTTCTTTTTGTAGCGGGTAGTTCAAACTCAAATTCATTTACTCCGTTTGTAACTATACTCTCATCTAACTCAATATCTTTTAGTTGAGTTAAATCTACTTCTATCTTTCTACCGCCTATTTCTACTTCATATTCTTTACCATACGCAAGTATTCTTGATGCGATTAAGATAGAGTTTTTGTCTCCAATAAGTAAATCATCTACTTTGATTGATTTATCTACTATTAATGACTCTAACAATTTCTCAACAACCATACCTTGTTTAATAAGATTAGCAGATGTTAAGATATCTTCTTCTCTAGCCGTCATATACTTGATTTCTATTTTACCAGTTGATAGGGGACTACCTTCTGGATATAGTAAACCCTTAGACGGCAAATCCACTACTTCCGTAGGGAATTTGACTTCAGCCATATTTGACTCCTATGATTTAGTTTAGAACTATAACTATTTTTTACCGAATTTTTCGGCAGCTGTAACACCCAATCCAACGACTGAAATGTACATAAAGCATTCTAATATCTTATCTTTAACTTCGAATGCAGAAAAGGTATCAGCACCCCAACTACAAATCAACATAAAGAATGCCATAAAACCGACAAATCTTTTACTAGAGATTTTAGCATCGCTAGAAAGCATTTCTCTGAAAAAATTCATATTAACTCCTCTTAGAATTGTAAGATAGCGTAATCGTATCTTAGTGTAAGTGTAATGTCATTAGGTTCGTTAGTTTCAAAATTCATATCACCAAAGTTAGCAGATTGAATCATAGCACCTTTTAGTGTCCATTCTTCAACTTTATCACCAACAGGTCCTAAAACATTAAATGTAACATCTTTCTTATAGAAGTCTGAGTATCCATCTCTACCTGTAACAGACTCTTTGTGTAAACGAACCCACTCCATAACTGCCTGTGCACCTGATGGTACAATAGGATCGTAAAGAGTGATTTCCAATGGTTCCCAAGAACCTTTTCCTTTTACATATCTTTTAACATTGATATGATTTAATTCGATTTCTTCAAATGTGATAGCTGGTCTAGCAGCTGCTCTTATTAAATATGCAGGGATTCCTTCGATGTACATAATAAACCGATTTTTAACTTTCGGTTCAAATGGTGTAAACATAATTTCTGAAGGATCGATTAGTTCTGCCATTTCAGTTCTCCTAATAAGTGTTTAATTCTTTCATATATAAATATAAACAAACTGAAAAATCGATACAATATATTACCTTATTATTTCATAGTTTTTTCATAGTTTTTAGATATAATAAAAAAGGGGAACTAAATTGTTCCCCTTTCTCATTGTTTTACACCTCCCTATTACTCAGGAAATGCAGCACCCGTTGGTAGAACTGAGAAGTCTAATACAATAAACTCAGCAGTTCTTGTAGGTTGTATGAATATCTGTCCAACCAACTGATTTCTGTCTATGACATCAGGAGTATTGTTGGAATCATCCATTACAACTTTGAATGCACTCAAACCACTATTGGCTTGAACTGATTCTAAGAACGGATTAACTATATTTAAGAATCTGCTTCTTGTAGATGAATCGTTTTGTTCGAATACTAAGAATCTGCTTGAAGAAGCGATAAACTTCTTTAATCTGATTAATAGTCTTCTTACGTTGATTCTATCCAAAGCAGATGGTTTAGCTTGTAGTGTTTTCTGTCCGAATACAACTACACCTTGACCTGGAAAGGATGCGATAGGATTGACTCTACCTTCGTAAAGTTGGTCTCTATCGGTATGAGTAAGTTTCTTCTTAGTCATTCTAACATTTGTTAGTCCACCTCTGTTTAATCCAGCAGGAGCAAACCACTCATGAGCTACACTATCTGTGAAAGCAATCACGCCTGGTATTACTACTGATGGTGGTACTAAAACTGTACCTGAACTCTTAGAAGGATCATCCATCTTAACCCAAGGATAATAAGTAGCAACATAATTACTATCTATGTTAACCACATTATTAACCGCTGTAGAAACATTATCGTCAATATCAGAACCATCCATTACATAAAAAGCATCAGCTCTAGCTTCTACTTTATCAATTGCATGGTTACTAACTACTGAATGATGTTTATGAATAATACCTGGTGTTACCAACATATTGATATCATACTCATCAGGATTACTAACAGCGTTTATAGCTCTTTTGTAAGCAACTGAACCACTAGCAGAGGCATCTGAACAATCAAATCCCATTGTATTAGCAGAACTAATAGAAGTACCAGTATGCTTTGGAGCTGCTGGGTTAATACCATCAAATCCATGCTGAAATGGTACAACAAACTTTAGCTGCTGTACTGAAGAAGATATTGATAGGTTTACTGTAGAAGTAGCAAAGTTAGTGTACTTTGTAAACTCTGAACTAGCAGTAGTACCAAACCCTTTCATGTTTAGTAGACTAAAATCAGCGTTTGAACCTGTTCCTTCACTCTTAGGTATTGGAGACAAATATTCTTTATTTGTTGCCAACTCATCATCACCAAAACGAGAATCGATTTTAAATCCATATGGTAAGTTTTCTTTATAATCAGCAGAAACACGAGGTATTGTCTGACTACGATTAAAAGAAGCTGATGGAACACTAGCAGTAGACTTAATTGGGTCTAGTACTGAAGCATATCCCATAGGTTGTAAAGATGGATTACTTTCGAATGTATCTTCTTTGTGGTCACCTATTCTTATAAGTTGTGAAAGATTAGGATAATCACCATAAGAAGTAATCTCACCATCATTATTTACAGTTTCAAACTGGTCACCAATTACTTTAACAATATAGTTAGAAGAATCAGGATCCATATTTAGATTATTGTAAGCTTCTAATAAGTTACCATCTACAGAGTAAATAGCTAAACCAAATTCAGAGTAGTCTGGACTTGAGTTAGAATTTTGTGGTCTCTTAATATCTCTTATTACTGCGTAATGATTGTTTGTATCTGTACCAGCTCCTCTGGTATAAATTCTAAATAAATCAGTACCATCTTGTGCTTGAATGAAAGGTGTTCTAGCAGAAGCTGCATCTGAGTTACCACTAATGGTTGATATATAATTACCATCAGAAGTATCTATTGTCTCAGTACCTGAAGCAAAATCAACACCATTATCAGCAATATTCTCAATTGATAGAGAAGAACTTGGTGATATTGTTCCATTAGCAAAAGAAGCACTTAGGTTTGTTCTAAAGAATTTATACAAGTAAGCAGATGCATTTGTACTACCTATTTTTTGTGCATTAGGTGCAGATGGTATCTTATTTAATACAAAGTTAGAAGAAACATTTGATAATCCACCATTAGGTGAACCTGTTTCTTGTAGTGTTAAGTTACTAACACTAGCAGTTGCATTCGCACCATTTAGTACAAGATTAAAAGCACTAGCTGAAATTGAAGTAGCAGCTTGGTTGAAAGAACCACTTATTAGTCCTTCACCGCTATTGTTTGGTTTTGCTGGTAAGAACTGAGCTGCAACAAATTTTGTTGAACCCGAACCACTTATTACTAAGTTGAATCCTGATACTTTGTATCCACCAAGATATCCAACTTTGACTATTGTTACAGTTCCTGCACTATCTAAATAGTTCTTGACTGTAAAAGGTGTATAGTAATCACCACTATAAGAACCAAAAATCTTCTCAAACTCTTCGAAATTTCTTACAATTGTAGGTACAAAAGCTGGGCCTTTATTAGTTGGACCAATTATAGCTGCACCTATCTCAGATACTCCTTGAGGTAAAAAAGATAAATCTCTCTCACGAGTGAATACACCTGGACTGACTATTCTCTCTGCCATGTGTTTTCTCCTTTAAAGGTTTAAAAAATTAATATGAAAATTCTTATATATAAATATAAGGAAAATTTTCAAAATACAACCGATTAAGGATTTATTTAAGATTGTTCTACTTCTTCAGCAGCTTCTTCTTTAGGCGCAGGTGTGAAAACTCCAGTCTGTGGGTCTAATTGACCAGGACCGTACTTTTCATTCAACTCTTCAACTAACTTACGCTCGTTGTCTTGAATTTCCTTATAATCAGAATCCATCTTTACTTCAGCTTCTTCTAAAGCATCAGCTTGTTGTTGATTAAGAATCTTCTGAACCTTTAGTTGTCCGAAAGACGCTTGAATGTTTTGATAACTTTGACTTAACTCTTGAAGAGACTTCAGCTCTTCATCAGTAAATTTAATTTCATCAGCCATTTTAATAACTCCTTAGTTTTGTTTATTAATAGTAATATATATCAGATAAATATCTGAAATACGATTTTTTATTTGTTTTTTTACGATGTTGTTAAACTTAGATATCTAACAGGATTATCAGCCATATATACTTCAACCACAATATTCAAACTATTAAACGCAGAACTATGGTCATTATCTAATACCCAATTTATATTACCAGTGCCAGCAGTTGGTGAGTTTAGTTCAATGTAGTTATTACTACCTGGTCCTCTATCGGAGTGGATTATCGTTTGAGTTATATCCGTTGTTGTTGCATCAGCATCTAAAAATGCTGAGAAAGAAACCTGATATACTCCACCACCACTATGTCCAGAATCTGTTGCGACAATATGCATCATACCACTAATCCAACCTTGATGGGCAGCTAAATCTACTGTTATGGTTTTAGAACCACCCGCTGCTATATTATGAGCACCAACCCTACAAATAGCTTTACCACCACCTATGAGGGTAAATTTTTGAGTGGCAGTACCCAATATGGTTTGTTCATTACCTGTAGGTGTTGCACTGTAACCAATTACAATGGTGTTACTAGTTGCAACTGCGTTTACATCCGCACCATATCCAACAATAATGTTCTGTTCACCCGTTGTGATAGTATCACCTGCAAATGAACCAATCATTGTATTTCTTGGTCCTGATGTAATATTTTTTCCCGAATCATATCCGAAAGCAACATTGTAAGTACCTGTACTTACTAAATATAAAGACCTAAATCCCACAGCAGTATTATTAGCAGGTGAATTACCATGAGCACCAAAAGCAGATTGATATCCTATGAATACATTATTGTTTCCACTTACGTTGTTACTTCCTGCTTCTCTTCCGATAGCAACATTATTAGAACCACTAACATCATCGTAAAGAGCTGACCTACCGATGGCAATATTATAATCACCTTGACCATGATGATACATGGCTTGTTGTCCCAAAACGACATTATGACTTGTTGTATTATTAGTAGCACTACTAGCACCAGATAAAGCATGATAACCCATAGCAACATTATGCTCACCATCTTGTTGAGATGTCATAGCATCACGACCAAGAGCGATGTTATAAGAACCACTTCTAAAAGATTCTAGTGCCTCACGACCAATACCAATATTATTACCACCATTGGTGTAAGGTGCAGATGATGTTGTACCCCTACCAGCATAGTATCCAATAAAGTTGTTAGAACTTCCAGCTGCTCTCTCACCAGCTCCATATCCAAAAAAAGTAGAAAAACTATTTGCAGCATATCTACCAGCAGTATGACCAACAGCAGTATTAGCACTCCAATCACCATTTGCACTACTCAGAGCTTTCCAATCTGTACCACCAAGAGCAGATGTACCAACAGCAACATTAGAGCTTGCTAAATTTTTACCATATCCCGCAGAAGATCCGACATAGACATTATATTGTTGAGAACCAGACATATTGTATCCCGCAAATGCACCAAGTAATGTATTATCCCTACCACCAGCTCCTTGATATCCAGCATCGTGCCCGACAACAACAGAGTTAAAACTTGATTTCCAATTATATCCTGCTTGGTCACCTATAACAACATTATCATTACCAATAGCAGAGGAAGTAGCATATCCCCTCATAGCATATCTACCTATAGCAACATTGTAAGAACCAGACATGTAGTTATATCCAGCACCGGAACCGACAAACACACTAGAACCAGCATCATGCCAGTATCCAGCACTATGACCAACATAGACATTACCACCAAAGGCTATATTAGAACCACCTCTATACCCAGCACTATGACCAACAGCGGTGTTACCAGCATATACTTCAGCTCTATCTTCGGCTAGATGTAGAGCATAAGCACCGACTGCTGTACTTCTTGATTGTCCATAATCATAACCATCACCACCAAGGCTTTCCAAAGTGTATAATGCCTGATACCCTATAACAACATTCTCAAATGTATCTTTTAGATTATATCCTGCACCAGATCCGATGATGACGTTCTTATCTCCATCTCTTAAATTGTAACCAGCTTGGTATCCTAAAGCAACAGTATGGTCAGCACCATCAATTGAATAAGCACTCTGATATCCAATAACAGTATTGTAAGTTTGAGATTCACCACTAACACCTCTAGCAGCTTGATAACCGATGTATATGTTATTACTACCATTTACATTAAACTTACCTGCTTCCGAACCAAGAGCGATATTAAACTGACCACCATTTGTCGCAGTTAGAGCTTGAAATCCAATTCCAATATTATGTTGACCTGATTGTAATGTATTTAATGCGGTATATCCGATTGCTATTGAATAATCAACATTTGTGTTGTTAGCAGCTGTTAAAGCTTCATATCCTATCGCTACTGCTCCAACGACATGTGCAGTTCCTGTACCATCTAAGGCATAATTTCCTATAGCAACATTAGCTGAAAATTGTCCAGCACCACCCTTTCCGGCATTGTAACCAATGGCAACATTGTTGTCAGCACTAGAGTCATCAACACTTCCCATAGCATTTACACCAATAGCAACATTTTCATTTTCACCACTATTAGCTGAACCTAGAGCAGATTGTCCGATTGCAACATTATTTGCACCATTGGTCATAACATCAGCTGCTTGATATCCGATAGCGACATTAGAATATCCTGTTGTGATATCATTTCCAGCTTGATACCCGATAGCGACATTTGAACCACCAGTCGTTAAACCTGTAAGAGCTTGGTATCCAAGAGCAGTATTACTCTGACCTGAACTGTACGGAGCAGATGATGTTCCACCTTTTCCAGCCTCATATCCCATAAAGGTGTTATTGGAACCAGATGCATTCATACCAGCTTTGTAACCTATATGAATATTAGCTTGTCCTATTACTCTATTTGATGCAAAACTACCGATGGATACATTGTATCTAGCGGTTGTGTTTGCTCCATACTCAGCTTGACCTACACCATGATATCCTCTACCAGCACTTCTACCGATACCGATATTATCACCAGCGGTTACATTCGCACCAGCTTCGTAACCGATATGAACATCCATAGCACCACCATTAGCTATACCAGCTCTGTATCCTATAGCTACTTTGTTGCTTGTATCGGTTACATCAGCTCCAGATTGCCAGCCAATAAATGTATTAGTATTACCAGTCGTTACATTTTGACCAGCTCCCCTTCCAATATAAGTTCCATAATATCCAGTCGTTAAATCTGTAGCAGCTTCGTATCCGATAGCGACATTTTGTTTACCAGTCGTGAAAGCATCTAAAGCATGAGCACCAACAGCAACATTATGCTGACCTGAACTATAAGGAGCGGATGTTGTTCCGCCTGTACCAGCTTGTGCGCCGATAAAAGTATTGTAAGAACCAGTTGCATATCTTCCTGCTAATGCTCCTATATGAACAGTACTACCACCTACAATATTATATTGACTAGCTCTCATTCCTATAGAGACATTCTGATTACCAGTTGTCTTTAACTGAAGTGCAGCATCTCCAACCGCTACATTCTGGTTAGAAGTTGTAAAATTTTCCATTGAACGATAACCAACAGCGGTGTTCTGTCCTCCTGTGGTATTGCCTGATGAACCCTCACCAGCTTCATATCCCACAAAAGTATTCTCATCCGATTCCACCATATATCCTGAGTAAGCACCAAGAAAGGTATTGCCAGTATCGTCTTTTAATTCCGAACCGGCTTCATATCCTATTACGGTATTATAATCTCCTGTTGTGATTTCGTTTCCTGCATTATTACCGATAGCTATAGTATAATTAGCAGTTGTGAAAGCAGCAAGAGCACTTTTTCCAATAGCGACATTGTATTGACCTGAACTAAACGGAGCAGAAGTTGTTCCACCTTTTCCAGCCTCATATCCCATAAAGGTGTTATTGGAACCAGATGCATGTCTACCAGCTCTATATCCAACAATTGTAGTAGCTGTTCCCATCATTCTTTCACCAGCGTAATCTCCTATAAGAATATTCTCTTTTAACTTATTGTAATATCCTGCATGGTTACCTATTATAACTAGATTTCTACCTCTGGCTTCAGCACCTGCATTATTACCGATAACAACGTTAGATGAACCTGTTATCTGATTACCAGCACTATACCCAATCATCACATTACTACTACCGCCATTGTTTGCACCTGCGTTCCATCCTATCATAGTATTATTGTTTGTGGTTGTGTGAAATCTACCAGCTCTACCACCTAAAAAGGTATTGTAATCTCCTGTTGTAAGTGAGTATCCAGCAAAGTATCCAATTGCTGAGTTTTCAAAACCATCGGTTAGTAGATAAAGAGATTGACGACCTATCGCGGTATTTTTATTTCCTGTTCTGAAAGAGGTAAGAGATTGGTATCCAACAGCAGTATTATCTGCACCTGAACTATGAACAGGATGGCTGTTAACACCATGTCCTGCCTTACTACCCACGAATGTGTTGTATGAACCAGTTGTATATGCACCTGCTTGTTGTCCGATAGCGGTACTATCTGAACCATGTATATTAGATAATAGTGCATGTCTACCGACTGCTGTATTTTGAGAACCACTTATAAAACTTTGTAAAGCAGAAGAACCAATTCCTACATTATTAACACCTGGAGAATTTGCACCTGCACTACTTCCATATCCAGCATAGTATCCCATAAAAACATTATAACTACCTTGATTGTAATATCCACTATACCTTCCTATTGCAATGGTGTTAGTAGCAGCAATATATTGACCAGTTCTATGACTAGCATATTGTCCTATAGCAATATTATCATTTGCGGTTGTGCTGTAAGCTAATGAATTTCTTCCAATAGCAATGTTAGCTTCACCTGATGATATTTGACCACCAGCATAGTAACCTAAAACAACATTATGAGCACCAGACATACCAGGAGCTGCTAAACTTGTATCACCGATAGCAACATTGTAAGCACCAGTCGTAAGTCTGTAAGCTGCTTGGTCACCCACTGCAATGTTTCTAACACCAGTTGTGAAACCTTTAAGAGCACTGTATCCAACAGCAGTATTATTTTGACCTGAACTATACGGAGCAGATGTTTGTCCACCCAATCCAGCATCAGTACCTACGAATGTGTTGTAGGAACCAGTTGCATAGTGTCCAGCA